GCAGGCGAATCGGACACTTTGCGCGAGCAGTCAATCGATTTCGACGTGACGGTGCATGTCTGGAGCCGCCAGGCCGGTATGCAGGAATGCCAGCAGATGATGGCGAAAGCGAAAGACGCGCTCGACCGGCAGGTATTGCCGGTCACCGGGTTTCAGCATGTAGCAACTATTTGGGAATATGCGCAGACATTGCGCGAGCCGGATGGAAAGACCCGCCACGGCATCCTGCGGTTTCGCGTGATGACGTTCGAGAGTGAAGTTTCTGTAACACCAATCTAAAAAAAGCGAGGTTAGTAGCATGAAATTCACGGGTAAGGGAGCAGAATTCTCCCTGGACACTGGCACTACCACACCGACCTGGACGCCTATCGGCCAGGTACAAGAGATCGGCGATATCGCGGTCACTGCCGAAGAGGTCGATGTCACCACTTTGGATGCGGGCGATTACCGCGATTACATTCAGGGATTCAAAGATCCAGGGGAAGTCGAATTGACGGTGATCTTTGATCCCGAAGTGGCGTCACATGGCGATGCCGCCGACGGTTTGATTGCTCTATTCAATTCGGGTGCGGTAAAGGATTGCGCGATCCGCATCAATTCATCAGCGGTGGGCGGCGAGTCATTTCTGCTGTTCAGCGCATTCATCCGCGATATGACTTATGGCGCGTTGAATGCAGATGATCCGCAGACGATCACGCCGTTGTTCCGCCTGACATCGCCGATCACGCTTGCCGATACATTGCCCGTTACGCTTACGGGTGGCGAGACGCGGCAACCGGCGGCACCGCCACGGGCGCAGCGCAAGGCGGCATGATGCAGGACAATATCGTTTCGGCGTCCGTGCCGGTTACGCTGGACGGGCGCGATCTGGTCCTACGCTACCGCGCCCACGCGTTTATCGAATACGCGGCGCAGTGCGACGGCGATCTGCTGCTCGATATCCGCGAGTTGGGACAGGGACTCTCGGCATTCGGATCGGCGGTTGCGGGCCAGTCGCCGCCCGATGTAGCGAGTTTCGGGCGCGTCTGCGCCAAGCTCTCCAATGTGCTGTGGGCCGGCCTGGTCGATGTGCAGCCGGAAATCACGCGCACTGAGGTCGCGCGCATGTTCAGCCCGGCTGATTTCCCAACATTGCTGCCGGCCATTACGCGCGCTCTACAAGCATCCATGCCAGAACAGGCGGAAAAGGCGCGCCCTACCAGAGCGGCCAAGCGCCGCGATTCGACACTGGTCGATGGTGCCGCCTCTGGGCCTGCCTCCGCGACCGAAGCGGAATCGGCGCCCGCGAGTTCCGCGGCCTGACACTGCGCGAGATCGCCTGTCTCAACGATGCGTCGCGCGCCCGCGAAACACAGACGGATTTTTATACGGCGCGGATCGTAGCGATGCTGGTAGCGGTCAACAGCAAACACCGCCGGTATGAGCCGGCCAAATACATGATTTACAAAAATGATATGCGCGAGAAACGGCGCGAGCCGCTGACCGGCGAGCAGGTGCTCGCGCGGTTCCGGCAGTTGGGCGTGCCGATCGTGGATCTGAGGGCTAATACGTAATGGGCGCATTTGGCGGCAGCGGTTCGCTCGGTACGCTCTGGATCGAGATTGCGGCAAAGGTCGATGGTGCGCTGCAATCGCTCGATCAATTCGGGAAAGAAACGGGCCGCATTGTCGAGGAGCAGAAAAGTAAATGGGACAGTTTGGCGAATGTCGGCGCTCAGATGTCCGGCCTGGGTACGAAACTTACCGCTGCGCTCACTCTGCCCATCGCGGGAATCGGCGCAGCAGCGGTGAGTGCGGCATCCGATTTCGAATCCTCATTGAATAAAATCGCGGCCGTGAGCGGTACGACGGGCGCCGAAATGGATCAGTTGCGCGCTCAAGCCATGAAACTGGGCGCGGATACCAAGTTTTCCGCGCAAGAGGCGGCCGAGGGAATGGGGAACCTGGCCGCCGCCGGCCTGAATACCACTCAAATCATGGCAGCGATGCCCGGTGTGCTTGATCTCGCAGCAGCCGGCGCCATGAGTGTAGAACGAGCCGCGGAAGTCACTTCCGATACGCTCGGACAGTTCGGTTTAAAGGCCAGTGAAGCTACACGGGTAGCGGATGTCATGGCACAAGGCGCGGCGGCATCGGCCATTTCGGTGGATCAAATGGCATTCAGTTTGAAGTATGCCGGGCCGATTGCGCAGAGCGCGGGAATTTCTCTTGAGGGAACGGCAACTGCTATTGCCCTGCTCGGTAATGCCGGGATCAAAGGGGAGCAGGCCGGCACATCGCTACGAAGCATCATTTCTTCGCTGATCAGCCCATCCAATCAAGCGGCTGAAGCGATAGAGAAGCTCGGCATCAAAACCACGGATGCATCCGGTAAGATGCTGCCGCTCGATCAGATATTTGCGCAACTCCAAGCCAAGGGCGCCACGACGGCGGATATGTTCACGATCTTTGGCGACAATGCCGCGAGCGCCGCCGCCATCCTCCAAAACCAGGCAGGACCGGCATGGGCCGCGATGACGACCGAGATCGACAAATCCGACGGCGCAGCAAAGCGAATGGCCGATACGCTGAACACCGGCATGAAGGGCGCATGGGAGCAGATGAAAGGATCGCTCGATACCGTTCTCATTGCGCTCGGTCAATCGCTATTGCCAATCCTCACGAATCTTGTCACGGCAGGGACGCAGTTTATCAATGAATGGATTTTGCCCGCCGTCACGGCATTCGGGAAACTCGATCCGACATTGCAAACCGCGATTATCGGGTTTGCGGCATTGCTCGCCGGTATCGGGCCGCTATTGATCATTGCCGGCCAGTTTGCTCAGGCGATTGTGGGAATCTCTACGGCATTGCCTATTGCAAGCGCGGCGCTAACAAAATTCACAACATTTGTGGGCGTCAGCATGGCTCAGATCGCGCTGTACACCGGCGGTATTCTCATCGCGGTTGCGGCGATTTATAAGATGTATTCCGCCGTGCAGGATCTCGATAAGGCAGAGGCGGATCTTGCCAAAGCGCGGGATACAGCCAACAAATCGCTCGAGCGTACCGAGAATTATCTGCGTTCGCAAGGCGCAGCAGTCGATGCGCTCAAGGAAAAACTGAAGGCCGGCCAGATCACGCAGCGCGAATATGAGCAGGGTTTGCAAAAGATGGCGCTCGCCATCGGCAAAGGCAAAAAGGCAGCCGAAGAGACAAAGAAACCGCTGACAGATCTCGAGCAGTTACAGGCGAAACTTGCGGTTGCTACCGGAAAGGTAACGGAAGCTACCGAGAAACAAGGTAAAGCAGCGAAAGAAACCGCTGACAAGTTCAAACCGCTCGCGGAACGTCACGAAGTGTTGCATGCGATGGCTGCGCAACTTGAGGCGAGATATCGAAAGCTTGCCGCAGAGGTGGCGGCGGCAAAACTTGCGGCGGCGGATATGACCCGGCAGACGGAGCTGCTGCTGCCGCCTACGCAGGCGTTGACTGACCTGGTGGGGAAGAGCAATACAGAATTCAACAATCTAGCCAAGGCTCCTATTCCTGAAGCGATCCGGGCATTAGGAGAGGCTAAAGAAGCAGTTGCAGATACGACAGAGACGGTTGATGGTTTGGAAGGTGCGCTCAAGAATCTCGGATCTACATCTCAGACCGAATACCAGAAGGTTGCGGCCGTAGAGCCGATGAAAAAGGCGTGGGAAACGCTCTCCAATCAGGTGTCTACAATCATCAACGATGCCGGGAAGTCCATAGCCAAAGGATTCATGGGATTGTTTGATGACAGCGAAAACCGGAAGCTGAAAGAGCAATCCGCCGAACTTTCGGGTGAATTACAGGAACGCACCGGGGAATATCAGCGGCATGTGGCCGACGTATCGGCCGAACTGGCCCAGATCCCGGTGGCCTACCAAGCCGCATTGAGCGAATTGGAAGGCGAGCTGGCGGGCACGCTGGCCGGGATCGATCAGGCCAATGCCAAGAAGCTATCCGACATGCAGGGAGATTACGAGCGTTATGTCAAAGATGTGATCTCCGATTTCGAGAAACTGCAAGAAAAGAACCGTGAACAGTTGGATGACCAGCTCGCGGATCTTCAGGACAACCTCGGCGACCGCAAGCGATCCTATAACCGTTCTGTTGACGATGCTAATCGTTCCTACCGCCGGGACCGGGAGAACCTTCAGGACCGGCTGAACGATTCAACCAGAGATTACCGGCAATATGTCGAGGATCAGCAATTAAAGCTGAAAGAGTTGGAGGGCAAGGAAGGCGAGAGCGCCGCTCGGCGGCGGGCCGAGATCCAACTCAGTTTGCAGCACCGCTTTGAAGATTACGTTGACGCCCAGAACGATATCAAGCAGGCGATGGCCCGCGAGGAAGAGGATCTGCGGATATCGCTAGCTCGTAAGGCAGAAGACTTCGAGCGGGAAAAGGCCGAGGTCAAGGCGCGGCAGGATGAACTGACAGCGCAATACAAATCAAAGCTGGACGAACAGAATGCTGCGTTGCAGCAAAAATTAGCGGAGCGGAAACAGACGTATGAAACAGAAAAAGCGGATACGGTGGCCGCATATGAGACGCAGAAAAACGAGGTAGTAGGCAAATTTGAAGAGCAGAAAACCAAAATCGGTTCTACTTTCGAGGGCACGACAACCAAACTCAATGAAGAGTTGGCGAAGGCCAAAACCGCCTATGACACCTACAGGACGGACATTGAGACCAAGCTTGGAGAATTAGAGACTGCGCACAAAGGGCCGCTAGAACGCATCGGCGGCATGTTCAAGGGCGTGTTCGATACCGCCACTGACTCCTTGTTGCGATTCCTGGGCGAGGGAGCTATGGGGGCGCTATTTAAGCAGCTCGGCAATCTCCTGGATAATGTGTTGCCCTCTGTGAGTAAAGCGCTTGGCGGGATTTTCAGTGCTGCCGGCGGCGCTGCTCAAGCCGCAGGCGGGGCGGGGGGACAAGCGGGCGACGTAGCGGGAAAGGTTCCTGGTGTGCCTGGCGGCGGTGCCGGGGGTGGCGCCGCCGGGCGTATGGGTGGTATCGGGGGGCTGGCCGGCACTGTGAGCGCGATAAGCGGAGTTGCTACGGCGATATCGGGCGTGATCGGCAATTTCCAAATGGCTGGCATGAATAAATCGCTCGATATCATCGTTCTGCATACGCTCCAGACCGCGAACGATCTTTACAACCTGCGGCGCGACGAGTGGGACCGTTTCGAGGGATCGGCCTACAGCACGATGGGCCGCATGGGCGAACTGCTGAACGAGCTGCGCATCATCCAGCCGGATGTAAGTTTGGCGCGGATGTCCATACAGGCGATCGAGGGCAGCATCGGCGCAGGCCAGGCGGTGCTCGAAGGAATCCTCAATCTGGGTCGCGATACGGCGAGCGAGCAGCGCGGTTTCTTCGAGCGCGCATTGGACATCTTCGAGCATATGGCGGTCAACATGGAGCGCCAGATCGGGTTCGCGGAGAAGTCCGTCAAGATGAACCTGTACGGCACCGATCCCGATACAGTAAGCGCCAAGATCGCCGCGCAACTGCGGTTGCAGGGAGTGCCGGCTTAAAGGGGAACGTTCTTTTTGACGCAGAGGCGCAGAGCCGCAGAGAAACCGTTTTTTAATTAAATGATTTTCTCTGCGTTCTCCGTGTGCTCTGCGTCTCTGCGTTGAAAACCGATGCGTCTACGTCTCTCACTTGACGGTGCGGATTACTCCGATGTGACGCTGGTCGATCCGATCACCATTGAGCAGGATTCCACGCAGGCGATCTCTACCGCCGAGTTGCACCTCGCGCAGGAACGCGGTGTCGCGCGGTATGACGAGGCGCTTTACGATG